TCTCCCATAGGTTAGTGGGTATCCGTGCAGTCAGGTTGCTGAAAGAGCCCTGTAAGGCCATCTCAGCACGGTTCCTACGTCCTCTTGCCATAGTGTGGCGACCCCTCTATCCATTAAAAGTATTACTAAACAGGATGCGCAGGGGCCTAGATTAAGTAACCGATGGCTTCCTTACGTTGCTCAGTGCGGCTTGCGTGTAGTCCAAGGTTAGCGGGTGCTGGGCGTTGGCACACTGAGATTAGATAGAAGATAGGGCGCAGAATGGACCCAAGGGCCCATTTCCGCCCGAATCTATAGATTATATACCGTCGTCACCCGCGTACGCGCATGGCAACGAGTAAGACTGGATCGTTCTGGTTGACTGAGAGACTTGAGTTGGCAGTGGTGGACACGCTTTATCAGGGGACGATTGATTTGGGTGCTTACGTCGATGTCGGTGACCAGCAGGCGATCAGCATAGAGAATGTTGACTTCTCAGTTATGCGGAACAACACCGACACATCGGTCGTATCCTACAACCTACAGGCCGCTGTGTCAGCCAACGCTACAATCAGTATGCAGCTGTCGGACCTCAACCCTGGCACAGCCTTCAACCTCGATGATGACAACTCCCTAGTCGCTGCTGGTGCTGTTCACTTCGATGACACCGCCAACGTCGTGACCATCGGTCCTAACTTGTTCCCCGACAACTTCGGCAAGTTGGATGAGTCAAGGATGGTCGTGAATGATTCGCTCTACCTGGTAGGGACAGCGAACACCACATACATCCCCGACAGAGACTTGATTGTCTTTGTTCGGATCAAGGCCCGGATAGTCAAACTCTCCACCAAAGATTGGATGGCCATAGCTATCCAGAGTACGGCTAGTGACAATTGAGGTGGGCTGATGCCCAACTACTGTCCAAACTGTGGAGAATCCCTAGGCTCTTCGAGCACGAAGAAGGGCCAGACGAGAAAGACAGCCAGGAGAGCATACGAAAAACCCAAGGTCAAGCGCAAGGCGAGCGCGTACAACAAGCGCTACGCCAGGGAATACAAGCGTCTGAAGAAGAAGCATCCACGCACGTCCTTCGCAGGCCTAGCGAAGAAGGCACACAAGGCAGCCAGGAGGAAGTAGATCATGGCGAAGAAAGACTCGGTGAAGGAGCGCCTGCTGCGTCAGTTCATCGGGCCAGTCCATGTGAGTGTAGAGGGATCATCATTCGTAGCAACAGGTGCAGGTTGGAACATCATAACAGCGACGGACTCAGACGCCAACCCCACATACTGGGCCGTCTTCCGTGATTACTTCGATCTGTCAGGGATCGTCGTTGACCAGGCTACCCTGTTCACTGTCAATCCCATGTTCCAGGAGGGATGTGATTGGAACTTCATCACAGAGAACCCCATCGGTGCCATCCAAGTGTGGGACATGGTCACTCAGGAATACATCACTGATGAGACTTTCAACGGCGTCATAGCATATTCGGGAAATTGGATCCCCCCTGGCTTAGTCAGTGGAGCAAGTTCACCGACCACTCTTAGAACAGGAGCACCTTACGAACTCGAAGATGTCCATTATGGGAATGCCCGTTCATTCCAGTATGGACCAGTGGTGACTAATGCAGCAGGGGTGACCACTTCTCAATTCCTCCCAAATCAAACCCGCTCGTCGAGTTGGGGAGTCGGTTCAGCTACAGCAGGTCAGAAACTCTACATTACCAGGGCAATCCATATCTCGAGCGCTCTCGCCCCCGCTCCTCCTGGGGTCACCCCATTGAATGAAATCCGATCACCTCCTACTACTGTAGTCGTGCCTGCACTGATCGCCAAGGAGACTGACCTCCGATACATCGAGCGCCTTCGCCGATCCTATGTCATCCAGGCGACGGTGGATTAGATGTGGTGGCAGATTCCTCGATACGCCTTACAGATCGGTGTAGGGACTGGAGTGGGCGTTGGACTCAGTGGTGGAAGTTTTCGTGAAGCACTTCTATATTCGGCATTGAGCACTGGAATTAGTACTGTTGCGGGTAAGGGGGGTTTCTGGAGAGGTGCCTGGGGATTGTCAAACTGGATTCGGTTAGGTGCTCCATTGGCTTCAGGAGGCCGCGCTGTCGTCGCCACTGGATCAGCAGCTGGTGGTATGGGTTTGGGAACAGCAGCGGGAGCAGTGGTCGCTGGCACCGTGATCGGTGCCGCCACTGGTACGGCAGTCGTAGCCGTTGCTGAACAACAAGGAGTGGTCTACGAAGGTGCGACGGCTGATGTCCTCGACCTCTACTTACCAGGAGGGGCAGGTGCGTCGGAATGGGTTGATGTCGTCGCTCCTGCTCTGGTTCAACAGGCACAGACATCCACTACAAGACGGGCAGCGCAAAGCAAAAGAGAAAGAGCGAAGGAAGAGTTCACCAAGTTGGTACTCGGCCCAGTTTTGGGGCCAGTCTATGGGTTCTTCAGATCGTGAACGCTAGTCTAGGACTTTCGTGTGTACTCGTTCAGGGATTGTTGTTCTCGAGGTACGCGTACCTGATTTCCGCACTCTGGGCAATACCAGACTCTACGCTCGAGAGAGAAAATCATCTTCGTATTGCATTGAGGTGGAAGCACGATTCCATCGTGTTCGAGATATGCTCTACAGATCGTCATTCCTCTTCCTCCTTTCCATCTTCAAAAAACATCCAACTCACAACCACCCGAATTCCACAGTCCTTGCAGGTGAACATCACTCCACCACTCATCTCATCTTTGGCATTGATTCCCTTCTTCATCAACTTCATGCATTCTGGGCAACCTGCACCCATCTTCAGCACCATCGTCATTCAATCCCCAACTCCTTGTTGATCTGCTCCTTCGCTTTCTCGAACTCAACTAGCTTGGCTTCCTGAATTTCCCCTCGAACATCCACGTCCCACGCCTGCCACTCTCGAAGTATTCTCTCAAGAGCCAGGGATCGGTTATTCCCTGTGTTCTTCTTTGCGTAATCGTTCAACATCTCCCATAGGTTAGTGGGTATCCGTGCAGTCAGGTTGCTGAAAGAGCCCTGTAAGGCCATCTCAGCACGGTTCCTACGTC